TTCCTGGTAACTTTCAACGCCCGCCAGGTAGTTTATGCGTAAACTGTATTTAGTTGTAGTTAATTGCTAATAAACTCTCAGAGGTGCAATTACAATAAGCTATACTGATACATCAGTCAATATAATAGTTCTTGTAAGCTTTCAGAGAGTTTATCTGCAAGTAACTATGCTCAGTTACTTCTGGGTTAAACCAGCATTAAGCTGGCTCAACCCAAAAGAGGTTGTCAAGAGCTTTTCCTGTTTCACGGCTGACAACAGGACTGTTGCTCAACTTGAAACCGGGAATCTCATCACCTGGATTAAGTTTGCTCTGCAAACCCTTAATTACAGGTGAATTGGCATTAAGGCTTTGGCCGGTCTTGGGATCGGTTAAAGCCAGAAGGCCAAAGCTGACATCCTCTTGTGTGCGTGCACCAACTTGGAAGCCAGCAATCTCAGCCTGTGCTTGTTTCAAGGGCTGAGATGAAACAATGATGACGGCACTTTTAGTCTCATCATTGATTCTAATTCTACGGAAATAAACTGAATTTGACATAGTTAAATTGTTTTTTGATTGTTATACATTATGGGGGGCTACCCCACTGTCAAAATTTAGCCGGGGAGCGGTTCAATAGCACCCCTTCACAATGCAACACATAAATGGGTTGTAGGTACGGGGAATGTGCATTTCTATAGAAAGATGGGGGGATGTTATATGGGGATTAGTTATAGGGGGTATATTTGGAAGGGCTTTAAAAAATTATTATATTGATTGTATGGGAGAAATAGATGTAGAATTGGCATTTTATAATTCATATAGGGTTGTCACAAATAAGATTACCTTTGAGCAATTATTGGATGAAGATAGTAATGAGGGTAATAATACTGTATTAGCTCATGATCCTAATAAAGAAGTGACCGTTGATGTTATCCAGGATATTATAGATTACTTTGTGGAGTATGAAGAATATGAACGTTGTGCTGAGTTAAAGAAAGAGATGGATAAAAAATTTTCTTCCCAAACCTTTTTTATTTAACTTTATTTGGTATATTTGTTACTCAAAACAATAAAACCAAAAAGTTATGGAAGACAATTTCACTGAAGAACAAGTCCAGTTATCTAAGGAACAACTGGCAGCACGTAGGAAAGAAATCACTGAATTTTACAAATCTAACATTTCTCACTTAAAAGCACAGAAGGAGTATGAACAACTTCTGACTGACATTGAAGAACTAAGAGCTAAGAGAGTTCAAGCTCAAATGTTCTTGGCTCAGGCTTATGGTCCGGATCTTGCAGAAGAAAAAGAGCAGGCAGCAGAAGATTTTAACAAGATTATGGAGGAAGATGAGGAAGCGCCTCGGAGAACGTTAAAACGTAGTTGACATGAGAATGTTAAAGAAAGGGGATACGGGCGAAGAGGTAAGAACTCTTCAACGTATCCTTAGTCTTAAGACTGATGGTATCTTTGGTAATAAGACTAGAGAAGCTGTTATTAACTTTCAACTGCATCATGAGATTGATGCAGATGGTGTAGTTGGTAATGATACCTGGACTCTTTTGCTTTCTAAAGGTGGTAGGACAGAATCTATTAATCAAGATACAGATTTGAGTGCTCAGTATTATACAACCAAGTATGATCAGATTATTCATAAGTATTATCTACCCAAAGGTGAGTACGTTCAAGAGAAGCTTAAGAATGAGTACATTATGCTTCACCATACAGCAGGTGGTCCAAATCCATATGCCTGTGTTGATATGTGGGGTAAGGATAACCGGGGTAAGATTGCCACTGAGTTTGTATTAGGTGGTCAAAATCATATCACTGGAAATGATAAGCATGATGGTATTATGGTACAGGCATTTCCTGAAGGTAATCTTGGTTGGCATGTGGGTAGCAAAGTATCAGGCTATATGAATAGAAGAACTGTTGGTCTTGAAATCTGCTCTATAGGTTACTTAGACAAAGAGAAAAAGAGCTATGTAAAAACCAAAGCAGCTGATAGTCAAGTTATTCAATTACCTGAAGCATTTAGAGGATCTTTGTATTGGCATAGATATTCTGATAAGCAGATTGAAGAGGTGGAGAAATGGTTAAAGTATGTTGGTGAAAGAGATGGGGTTGACCTTAGAGTTGGTCTCTATCAATGGATCAAAAAGTACGGACCTACTAAAGCCTTTGATTATCAAGAAGATGCAAATTACGGTAAGGTTAAAGGACTGCTTTCTCATACAAATGTTAGACGGGATAAAATGGATGTATACCCAGATCCTAGATTAATTGATGTAATTATGAGTTTGTAATATGGCAATAGTAAATAAAGTAGAAAAAAAGGTTAAGACAACTAAAGACAATGTGATCAAGTATCAGATTATCACGTATTGTTTTTTTAATGATATTCAGATTAGTTCATCTGATTTAGATTGTCTTGCAGAATTAGCCAATAATAAAGATATTGAGCTAACAAAGTTTTGTGATCTTATTACTGAGAAGCAGATTTTCAAAAGCTCCCAGTCAGCAAGAAACGCAGTAACCAAAGCATCTAAAAAGTTTTTGATCTCAAAGACCGGAAAGAATAAAAAGACAATAAGGTTGAGTGATAACATGGAGGTCCAAAAAGACGGAACAATATTTTTAGACTTTAAAATACTAGGTAATGAATCCTAAGAACTATAAAGAGTTTAAGGAAGGTATAGCCGAAGAGGTAGGCGTACACCAAAATGTAGTGGAAGATTTCATAACATTCTATTATGGTCGTCTTAGAAAGAATCTGAGTGAGCTCACTTATCCAAGAGTCTTTGTAGATGGATTGGGTACTTTTGTTCTTAGAAAACAAAAGCTTGACAAAACAATCAAAAGGAATAAAGACATTCTTGGTAATTTGGGTAAACAAACTTATGCAGGGTATGAAAAAACATTAGCTGTAAAAGAAAAACTTAAGAACCTAGAGAAGGCACAGAAGATGTATGAAGAAATGTTACAAAACAAAAAACAATTTAAAAACCAAAATAAATGAAAATAGAAAAGTATACAATGGACCATTGGTATTTGTGGCCAACTATTGCTTACTACAATGATCTAAGTTGGAATGGTTATAGATCAATTGATTTGTGTTTTTTAAAATGGGGCATATCATTTGTAATTCAAGAGAAAAAATGGGACTAGAAAAATTTTTAGGTGCATTTAAGAATACACCACAAATTCTTGAGGGTATCAAGAATAGTATTTTTAAGAAAGAACATATTGAAGCTGAAGCGGCTTTTAGATGGAGCATTTGCAAAGTTTGTCCAGAACTTGATACTGAAGGAAAGAATTGTGCTATGCCTGGAACACAACCATGTTGTAGTGAGTGTGGTTGTAGTTTAGGATTTAAAACAAGATCGCTTTCCTCTGAATGTCCAATAGGACGTTGGAAAGCTGTCATGGATGAAGAGACAGAAGATAAACTCAAAAACCAAATTAATTATGAAGATTGAACTTGATGAAAAAGAGATTAATAGTTTTCCAAATGATCAAGAGTTGGGAGAATATGTAAGGGATATGCTTAATCAGCATAAAAAGTTTTATGAACGTAATTCTGTAATTACTCAGGAGTCTATAAAGTGGACAACAACAACAACAGATCCTACAATAGAATGGGATCCTAATTCAAACAAAATATGAGTATATATTTTAAGGAAGATGGGCATCTTTATAAAAGTTTAGGTACTGAAAACATAGACTGGCTTAGCGTAACATCCTTTATTGGAATGTTTAAACCTAAGTTTGATGCTAAAGATGCTGCTAAAAAAGCAGCTAAAAATAAAAAGTCTAAGTGGTATGGTATGACACCAGACCAGATCATTGATGCTTGGGATAGTGAATCACAACGTGCAATTAAATTAGGTAATTGGTATCATGGCCAAAGAGAAGCAGATTTGCTTGAATGTGAAACTATTGAAAGAGATGGTTCATCATTACCTATTGTAAGACCCATTGTTGAAGATGGTTTGAAGCTTGCATCAGATCAAAGATTATCTGATGGTTTATATCCTGAACATCTTGTGTACTTAAAATCAGTAGGTCTTTGTGGTCAGGCAGATTTAGTGGAAGTTGTAAACAACACATTAAATATTACAGATTATAAAACCAACAAGGAGATTAAGGAGAAAGGTTTTACAAACTGGGAAGGTGTAACTCAAAAGATGTATCATCCAGTTTCACATCTAGATGATTGTAATTTAAACCATTATAATTTACAATTGAGTATTTATGCGTATATTATTAAAAAGCACAATCCTAGATTAAAGATTGGAAAGCTTACTATTCAACATGTAAAGTTTGTACAACTTGGTGTTGATAAGAATGGTTATCCAATTAATGAACATGTAAATGGAGAACCTGTGATTGAAGATATTACTTTTTATGAATTACCTTATTTACAAGATGAGGTGAGTAGTTTGATAATGTGGTTAAAAGATAATAAGAAATGATTGTAAGATTATTTGATGTTCAAAATGGCAAGGTTATTCCCTCTGAACATTGTTACACACTTGATTCACTAAAGGCTGTTATGGATAACTATCCTGATACTTATATGTCTGTGTATCAGTATCTGTTTTATATGACATGTCCTAATCCGGATATGAATCCTTTTTTTAATGTACCTGAAGCTGAAAAGGAAGATTTAATACTAGAAGAAGTATTAATGGAAGAATCTCCAGAAGATGAAGTAATTAGAAGAGCTATTGCTACATGCAATAAACTTTATGAAACACCTACATATAGAGCATACAAGGGTATTAAATCAATGCTGGATAGATTAGCAAAGTATATGGAGACAACATCTATTGAACATGGTAGGGATGGTAACATCAACTCATTAGTTAATGCTGCTGCTAAGTTTGAGCAGATAAGGCAATCTTATAAAGGTGCCTTTAGTGATATGAAACAAGAACAAGAAAGCCACGTAAGGGGTGGTCAAGGTTTAGCATATGACCAGATTTAAACTGTGGAAGAGAAAAACATTGACTGGATATTTTGTTATTGGGATGATTATTCATTCATAAATACAGAAAATAAAAAGAAATATAATAAATCAAACGAAGATGAAAACACAGAAAATAGTACCGGTAGGGAAGAGAATCCTGATACTGGAAAAGAAACCAAATGAATTTTATCTTGGAACTAAAATTCATATTCCGGATACTGCAAGAACTAAAACATATCAAGGGTATGTTATTGCTGTAGGTCAAGAAGTTACAGAGGTAAAAGAAGGTGACTTAATTCAATATGTTGATTATGCTACACCGGTTGAAATGACACACAATGGTGAAGTGCATTTGTTGATAGCACAGGGTGATGTGTTGGCTGTAGTTTATGAATAGGATTATTCCTACATATGATAATGGTCAATGGACTACCACTGAATTTACGGATGATAAATTCAAAGAATTTTTATTGCTTATGCTTAAAGAACCTGGGCAATATCAATTTGATGAAACATCTTTTTTATTTAATGAACAGGCTAAGAACTTTAATGATCAAGGGTTTTATTGCTCTGCACCTTTTAGATCAAAAGACTTTAATCTCTACTGGGAAACCGAAAAAGATAAATGTAGAAATGGTATAATTTTTAAGAATAAAGAGAAGACATGGTATCTTACTAGAGATTACTACATGTGGCTAAACTTTCTTCCCATCTATGATAAAGAAGAGAAGAAGTACGGCTTTGCTAAAGTCCGGGATGCACAATATCACATGGCTATTTATGAGTTACTTGCTGAGTTAAATTATAAACACTCTGCCATTTTAAAGAAACGTCAGATAGCTTCTTCATATTTTCACATGGGTAAGCTTATAAATACCTATTGGTTTGAAGAAGGAAGTGTCTGTAAAATTGGTGCATCTCTTAAAGACTATATTAATGATAAAGGTTCCTGGAAGTTTTTAGATGAATATAAAGATTTCTTAAATGAACATACAGCTTGGTATAGACCAAGTAATCCTGAGAAGGTTCTTTTATGGCAACAGCAGATTGAAGTTAGAGTTGGTAACAGAAAGACCACCAAAGGTTTAAAGTCTAAGATACAAGGGGCCTCTTTTGAGAAAAGTGCAACAACAGGTGTTGGTGGTCCTACTACATATTTCTTTCATGAGGAAGCTGGTATTGCACCTAAGATGATGGACACTTATGAATACCTTAGACCCGCCATGTCATCTGGTATGGTTACTACAGGTATGTTTATTGCAGCTGGATCTGTTGGTGATTTAGAGCAGTGTAATCCCTTAAAGGATATGATTTTAAATCCAACTAATAATGATATTTATGCAGTTGAGACAAATTTATTAGATGCAGATGGTGGGACTGGATTAGCCGGACTGTTTATTCCAGAGCAATGGTCTATGCCTCCGTATATTGATGCATATGGTAATTCATTAGTTGAAGAAGCATTGGCTGCAATTAAAGAGGAAAGAGAAAAATGGAAGGCAGAATTAAACCCTGAACAATATCAGCTTAGGATTTCTCAGAAACCTACAAATATTGCTGAGGCATTTGCTTATAGAAAGGAGTCAATATTTCCACAGGGTATAATTTCTAAGCAGCTTAAAAAGATTGAAGATAAAGAATATTCATTTGAACATATTGAACTTGAAAGAACTGTAGAAGGTGTAATTGCCAAAAGAACTACCAAGCTTCCTATATCACAGTTTCCGGTAGATAAGAAGATGCAAGACAAATCCGGTGTTGTTGTTGTATGGGAAAGACCTGTTAAAAATCCTTCATTTGGAATGTATTATGGTTCTGTTGACCCTGTGTCAGAAGGTAAAACAACAACATCAGATTCACTCTGTAGCATTTTTATTTACAAAACTGCTGTGGAAGTCACTAGAGAAACACCGGATGGATATGAATCTTTTATTGAAAAGGATAAAATTGTAGCATCCTGGTGTGGAAGATATGATGATATAAACAAAACCCATGAGCAACTTGAAATGATTATAGAATGGTATAATGCATGGACAGTTGTGGAAAATAACGTGTCTTTGTTTATTCAGCATATGATATCAAAAAAGAAACAGAGATACTTAGTTCCAAAACAACAAATTCTTTTTTTAAAGGATTTGGGTTCAAACAATACAGTTTATCAGGAATATGGATGGAAAAATACAGGGGTTTTATTTAAGAGTCATTTAATATCTTATGCAATTGAGTTTCTTAGAGAAGAGATTGATACTGAGTTAGATAATGAAGGTAATGTTTTAAGTACAACTCTTGGTGTAGAAAGAATTCCTGATCCAATGCTTTTAAAAGAAATGTTGGCTTATCAGCCTGGTTTAAACGTTGACCGGCTGGTTTCTTTTTCAGCATTGGTTGCTTTTGCCAAAATACAGCAATCTAATAGGGGATTTACAAGAAGAAGAGAAGAAGATGAAACAAAGAACTTGCAAAATTCAAAGAATTTGTATAAATTAAAGTATAGTCCGTTTAAAAATATTGGACATAATAAATCTATGACTTCAAGTAAGCCTGGAAGATCTGCTTTTAAAAACTTTAGATAATGAAAGTATATAATGCTTTACAGTTAAAAAATGGGGCTAAAGGGGAAGGATATCCTACAACCTCTAGTTTAACTCAACCTATACAATTTTTACCAGCTAAAAAAAAAGATGATGATTGGGCTGCTTGGAACATTGATTGGTTGGAGCTTCAGGGAATGGAGTTTATTAGACTAAATGCAAGAAGACTTCTTAAAAATTATAAACTTGCAAAAGGTATTATTGATAAAAGTGACTATATAGTTGCTGAAGATAATGACTACAGAGAACTTATTGACGTACTTACAAAAGAAGATAATTCTGCTTTAGAGCTTAAATTTTATCCAATTGTTCCTAATGTTGTAAATGTACTTTGTGGGGAATTTTCAAAAAGATATAACAAGATTCAGTTTAGGGCCGTTGATGATTTGTCCTATAATGAAATGCTTGAGCAGAAAAGAATTCAGATTGAACAGAATTTGCTTGCAGATGCTGAAGCAAAGCTTGTTGCTAGAATGATTGAGATGGGAATGGATCCCAATAGTGAAGAAGCTCAACAACAATTAGCACCTGAAAATATTAAATCTTTACCGGAGATTGAAGACTTCTTTAGAAAGGATTATAGATCTTTAGTAGAAGAATGGGCTGCTCACCAGTATAATGTGGATGAGGAAAGATTTAAGATGGCAGAACTTGAGGAAAGAGCTTTCCGGGATATGTTAATTACAGACCGTGAGTTCTGGCATTTCCGTATGATGGAAGATGATTATGAAGTTGAGCTCTGGAATCCAGTTCTTACTTTTTATCATAAGTCTCCAGATTCAAGATATATTTCAGAAGGAAACTTTGCTGGAAAACTTGACTTAATGACCATTGCGGATGTCATTGATAAGTATGGTTATTTGATGAATGAGGAACAACTTCACTCATTACAAGATATATATCCTGCTAAATCATCTTTGTATCAAGTTAATGGATACCAAAATGATGGAGCATATTATGATCCCAGCCGTTCTCATGAGTGGAATACTAACATGCCCGGTCTTGCATATAGACAATATGTAAGTAACTGGTCAAATGATCCTGCAAGAGGTGGTGATATTGTTAGTGCAATTTTAAATGAAAGTGATGATGTACATAACTGGGGTGAGAGTTATTTAATGAGAGTTTGTACAGTTTATTGGAAAACCCAAAGAAAGGTTGGTCATCTTACTAAGATTACTGAAGAGGGGGAAATTATCCAAGAAATTATTGATGAGACTTTTAAAGTAACAGAAAAACCAATTTATGATACGTCAGTATTTAAAAATAAAACTAAAGAAACTCTTATCCAGGGTGAGCATATTGAATGGATATGGATTAATGAAGTATGGGGAGGAGTTAAGATTGGTCCAAACTTACCTGCTTTTTGGAGATCAAACATTAGTAATAATATTAATCCCATTTATGTAGGTATTAATAGAACTAAACCTGGTAGAATACCTTTTCAATTTAAAGGAAGTAAGACATTATATGGTTGTAAATTACCTATTGAAGGTAGAGTATTTTCAGATAGAAATACTAGATCTGTCTCTTTAGTTGATTTGATGAAAGCATATCAGGTTGGATATAACATGGTTAACAATCAGATTGCAGACATCTTAGTAGATGAATTGGGTACTGTTATCATGTTTGACCAGAATGCTTTACCCCGTCACTCAATGGGTGAAGATTGGGGTAAGGGTAATTATGCTAAAGCCTATGTTGCAATGAAGGATTTTCAGATGTTACCTCTGGATACTTCAATTACAAATACTGAGAATGCAACAAGCTTTAATCATTATCAGGTTTTAAATATGGAGCAGACTAATAGATTAATGAGCAGGATTCAACTTGCTAATTATTTTAAGAGTCAGGCATTTGAAGCAATTGGTGTAAATCCGCAAAGACTTGGTGCACCTATTTCACAACAAACAGCAACTGGTGTAACTCAAGCTTTAAATCAGTCATATGCTCAGACTGAAATTTATTTTAATCAGCACTCAGATCATTTAATGCCTAGAGTACATCAGATGAGAACAGATCTTGCACAGTTTTATCAAAGTAGAAATCCAAGTGTAAGACTTAGTTATATTACAACTGAAGCTGAAAAGGTAAACTTTACCATTAATGGTACTGATCTTTTACTAAGAGACTTTAATATTTTTGCAACAACCAAAACTAATCATAGAGCTATTCTTGATCAATTAAAACAGTTGGCAATTACAAACAATACAACTGGTGCATCAATCTTTGATCTTGGAAATATTATTAAAGCTGACTCTATTGCTGAAGTAACTGATATTCTGAAGAATGCTGAACAGAAACAAATGGCAATGAGAGAGCAAGAAATGCAGAATCAAAGACAAATGCAAGAACAAGCTCTTCAGGCTAAAGCTCAAGAAGAACAAATGAAGCTTCAGTTTGAGTCTATGGAAAATGAAAAAGATAGACAGAATGATCTTCTTGTTGCAGAAATTAGATCTGCTGGATATGGTGCTATGCAAGATATTGATCAGAATATGATGTCAGATTATAGAGATGCCATGAAAGACATTAAGGAAAGCACTCAATATCAAGAACAGATGAATTTTAAAAGAGAGCAATCAGCTATGAATAACAGCATGACTCAAAAGAAACTTGATATTGAAAGAGATAGATTAGCAACTCAAAGAGATGTTGCCAATACTAATCTTGAAATTGCTAGAGAAAACAAGAATAAGTATGATGTAAGTTCAAAATCAAACAATAAGAAAAAATAATTTTAAGTTTATGTGAAAAGATATTTTTAGTGATAGCTATATACTGCATAAAATATAACATCACTCTAAAATATTAAAGGTTTAACTGAAATAATTTTTCTATATTGTATATGTAGAAACCAACAAAAACAAAAATATGAGTACACAGTCAGTAGAAACAAAAGTAGAACAGGTTGATATTAACCTAGATGAGCTGTTTGATGGAACAGCCTCAGCATCTAGCGTTACCGTTCCTGCAGATCAGGATAAGGATGCAAAGAAGGTAAATATCTTTTCAAAAGAAACACCTGCAGATTTCTCTTTTGCAGATCCTTCATTTAAAGATGATGATGATGATGCTGAAAAAGAGAAAACTTCTACTTCTTCACCTGAAGCTTCTAAAAAAGAAGCCGGTGAACTTCTTGATTCATTAACTGATGATGAATCTGATGAAGAAGAAAAGGTTGAGACTAGAGGACGTAAACCAATTAGTGGTATTGCAGATGTATTTAACAAGCTTGTAAAAGAGGACAAGATTGTTCCTTTTGATGATGATAAAAGTTTTGAAGAATACACTGCAAAAGATTGGGAAGAACTTATTGAAGCTAACTTAGAGGAAAGAGCTAATCAAGTAAGAAGAGAGACGCCCAAACAATTTTTTGAAGCACTTCCTCAAGAACTTCAAATTGCTGCACATTATGTAGCAAATGGTGGTCAAGATCTAAAAGGTTTATTTGCAACTTTGGCATATGCTGAAGAAACAAAAGAACTTGATATTTCTAGTGAGAGAGATCAGGAAATTATTATTCGTGATTACTTAAAAGCTACCGGTTATGGTACTGCTGAGGAGATTGAGGAAGAAATTGAAATTTGGAAAGATCTTGGAAAGCTTGAGCAACAGGCTAATAAGTTTAAACCAAAATTAGATAAAATGCAAGAGCAACTTGTTGCTAGAAAGTTGGAAGAGCAAGAAATGAGAAAGAAGCAACAAGAGCAAGCATCTCAACAATATATGCAAAATGTATATGAGACACTGAAAGATGGTGCATTAGGTGATGTCAAGATTGACAGAAAGACTCAGAACATGCTTTATAATGGACTAGTTCAACCTAATTACCCTTCTGTAAGTGGTAGGAATACAAACTTACTTGGACACTTGTTAGAGAAGTATCAGTTTGTAGAACCTAATTATACCTTGATTTCTGAAGCTTTATGGTTGCTTTCTGATCCTGATGGATACAAAGCAAAAATCATGGAGAAAGGATCTCAAAAAGCTGTTGAGGCTACAGTTAGAAAACTGAAGACTGAACAGGCTAGTAGTGGTGGAAGTTCTCTGGGAGTTGATAAAACTGAAGAGACAGACAGAGCTATTAACAAAAGAAAAATTCAAAGACCTAATAATATATTTAAACGTTTTTAACAATTAACAATCAAAACAATCAATTATGGCAACTCCAGTTTTAAACAATGGGATTTTCCTGAGAGATACTAACTACAAAGCTAGCTCTCATGTTGATTCCTATCACCTGACTCAAATGTTGGGTAGTGCCGAACCTATGGACATGGGTCCGGTAGATTTGTGGGCAATGACTCAAAAGGTTGAAATGCCCCTTTATCAAATGGCTTCCTTTGGTGGTAAGAATACCATCATGGTAGACAATGCACGTGGTGAGTATAAGTGGCAAACACCTATTGCTCAAGACCTTCCTTTTGTTGTTGTAGATCTTGATCCCGCAAATGCTGAGAAAGGTATTGATGGTACCACTTTTACTATCAAATTGTCTAAAAGGTCTTTTGGTCATGGTGATATTATCACTTATGACAAGTACAATGGTTTAGAATTGTACATTACTGCTGCTGATATCATTCCCGCTGGTGATGGTTTCATCTACACTGTACAGTTGGTGAACAACAACAATTCTGCAAGTCTTGATAACAAGTATCTTGCTCCTGGAACTAAATTCTTCCGTAAGGGTTCTGCCCGTGGAGAATATGGAGAAAGATTCTCTGATATGGAGACTGGATCTGGCTTCCGTGAATTCTACAACTTTGTAGGTGGTGCTGAAGCTCATGTTCACTACTCTATTTCTAGCCGTGCTGACTTGATGATCAAAGGTGGTTTGAATGCTGATGGTACTGTTCCTGTTACTGAGATTTGGAGAAACTTCAATCAGGATGTTAATAATCCTTCTGTTTCTTCAATTGAGCAACTTGTTGCTTCTATGGGTAAATCAGGTGCACGTCAAGCATTTGAAAGCGGACAATTGACCCGTACATTTATCACTAATTTGGAAGCAGCTCACTTAACTAAAATTGCTAATGATATTGAAACTTACCTGATGTGGGGTAAGGGTGGTAGAATTAAGCAAGATGGTCCAGATGATATCAGATTGTCTGTAGGTTTGTGGAGCCAGCTTGATAACTCTTTCAAGCGTGTTTACAACAAATCTTCTTTCTCTCTTGATATGTTTAAGTCTGAGCTTTACAACTTCTATCAAGGTAAAGTAGAATTTAAAGGTCCAGATCCTCAGCGTAAGCTTGTTGTGCAAACCGGTATTGGTGGTATGCAGTTGATCAACAAAGCTATTGCTGATGAAGTATATGGATCTGGTTTAGTTCAAAATGCTACTGATATTGGTGCAGTAACTGGAAAAGGTATGGATTTGGATTTTGGTTTTGCTTACACTAGCTTTACCATTCCTTTCTTGGCTAACGTTAAGTTTGTCTTGAACCCTGCTTTTGACAACTTGCATACCAATGACATTGAGAACCCTCTGATTGACGGACGTCCTCTTAGCTCTTACAGCTTTATTATCTTTGATGTTACTGATAACGGAAATGATAACATCTATCTGTTGAAGCTTAACTGGGATAATCAACTGAAGTGGTTCTATCA